GTTTCCCAGTCACGATCCGAGGGTGTAGTTACATTTGGTGAAGTTGAAGATAGAGATATTGAACATGGGCTTTCTTATCCTTTTCAAACTCTAACAGACCTTACTTATGGTATTAGACCACAAGAACTTTATACTCTTGGTGCTGGTACTGGAGTAGGTAAAACTGAACTATTAAAGGAGTTCATTCTTCATTTACGACAAGAGCATGATCAGAAGGTTGGTGTAATCTTTTTAGAAGAGACTAACAATCAAACTAAGACTTCTCTTATCGGCAAAGCTATGAGTAAGCCTATTCATATACCTGAAGTTGAATACACAGCAGAGGAATATCAAGATGCATACTCTACAATTGGTGGGAAGAATGGAGAAGATCTGGTGTTATATAATCACTTCGGTTATATGGATTATGCTTCCATCAAATCAACTATTCGCCATATGGTTGTCGGTATGGGCTGTAAGTATATATTTCTGGATCATGTCACAGCGTTAGTATCTGGTGATAAAGACGGTGATGAACGTAAGACTTTAGATTATATCTGTACCAATTTAGCTAGTATGCTACGTGAACTAGATTTTACACTGTTTATGGTAAGTCACTTAGCTACTGCTTCAGGACAACCTCATGAAGAAGGAGGAAGGGTACAGCTTAAACATTTGCGTGGATCTCGTGCTATTGGTCAATGGTCTAGTTATGTGTTTGCTTTAGAACGTGATCAACAAGATGAAGATCAGTTTAACCAATCTACTTTTAGGATTCTTAAAGATCGTTATACAGGTCAAGCTACAGGAAGAGTATTTGAATTATACTACAATTCAGACACTGGTAGGTTGACAGAACATGAAATTGATGCGAAGGATATTTATAATGTTGAAGAAAGACAAAAAGCCTTTTGAGACAATTACTTTAACTCAAGGCTATGAAACAATGGTAGACCCTATTGATAAGCAACGGTTTGAAGATCGTCAATGGTATGCTGTGAAGCATGGTAAATACATTAGGGCTGTTTCTTATGATAATGAAGGTAATACAGTTTATTTACATAGGGAGATAATGGATGCGCCTATTAATCAGCTTGTTGATCATGCTAATGGTGATACTCTTGACAATCGGAAGTGTAATTTACGTATCTGTGGAGCAGCCGAAAACGCTCAAAACCGTAAACCATTGTCCGGTAAAACCAGTAAATACAAAGGAGTAAGGAAGATTGAAGATGGTAAGTTCCGTGCTGAAATCCGTCCTTCTACTGGTTACATTCACTTAGGTATTTTTAATAATGAAAAGGAAGCCGCGCTTGCTTATAATTATGCTGCAAAAGAGCATTATGGGCATTTCGCATGGCTTAATGATGTAAATGTATAAATTTGAATATATTGATATAGAACAAACTCACGGCTATCCTACTAAGATCATTACAGAATATGATAAATTAGATTGTCATATATCTGAACCAGTACAAGCTTTTCGTAGCTTTTTACTTGCAGTAGGATTTAATCAAGAATCAATTAATCGTTACATTAACGATCCTGAAGATGTACCTAAATATGGAAACATTAATATTTGATATTGAAACTAATGGTCTAGAACTTGAGGCTATAACAAAGTTCCATTGCTTATGTATTAAAGATGTAAATACAGGAAAAGTATCTCAATACTATGGTGATACACTGTGGGATGGAGTTAGTAGGCTTGAGAAAGCAGAAAAGATTGTTGGACATAATATTATTGGATACGATGTTCCTGTAATAAAAAAATTCTTTAAAAAGTTTTCCCCTCAAGGTGAGATAGTTGATACTTTACTTCTATCTCGCCTTATTTTTACTGATGTTAAAAATACAGACTTTGAGTTCAATAAGACTCAAAACAAGCGAAAAGATAACAGAAAAGATTACTTTGAACCTATTCCCGGTAATCTTATTGGTAGTCATAAACTAGAGACTTGGGGTTATCGTCTAGGTTTACATAAAGGTAAGTTTGAAGATTGGGATAATTTCTCTGAAGAAATGCTTGAGTATTGTGAACGAGATGTTGAAGTTACAGCTAAGTTATATCAAGTAGAACTATCTAAAGAATTTTCTCAAAGATCTATTGACATAGAACATGAAGTTGCTAATATTATCAAAAAGCAAGAGGAAACAGGTTGGGAGTTTGATGTTCAATTTGCACAAGAATTCTCTGCAAAATTGAGAGGAGAAGTAGCAGAAATTGATAGGAAACTTAAAAGTAGATTTGGTACTTGGTGGGTAAATGAAGGGGTAGTCACAGCTAAACGTAATAATGGGCCTAGAGGATATGTAGAAGGTACTGATAGGAGTAAAGTTAAGTTAGTCCAATTCAACCCTGCTAGTAGAGATCATATTGTTAATAGGCTTATTAAAGAGTATAATTGGGAACCTAAAGAAACTACTGAAACTGGTAAGCCTAAAGTAGATGAATCTATCTTAGAGAAGCTGAAGTATCCAGAAGCTAAAGATCTTGCTCGTAGGTTTCTTCTTGGTAAACGATTAGGTTTAATAGCTGATGGTGATAAGTCTTGGCTTAAGAATGAGCGTAATGGTAGGCTACATGGTTGGGTTATTACCAATGGTGCAGTAACAGGAAGAGCTACACACAAGCTAGTTGCCAACATACCTAGAGTTGGTACAGAGTATGGTAAAGAGTGTCGTGAATTCTTTATTGCAGCTAAGAATAAAGTACTTGTAGGTAGTGATTTAGCTGGTTTAGAATTACGTTGCTTAGGACATTATCTAGCTCCATATGATATGGGAGCATTTTCTCATGAAGCAGTGCATGGTGATCCTCATAGTAAGAATCAAAAAACTGCTGGATTAGAGAAAAGATCTGAAGCTAAAACTCTAATTTATCTTATCATTTATGGTGGTGGTGCAAACAAAGCTAAAGAATCTTTAGGAATTACTTTTAAAAAAGCACAACGTTTGATTAAGATTTTCTTAGAGTCTATTCCGGGGCTTGAAGATCTTAAAACTGATGTAATTAGAACTTCTAATGAAGTAGGGTATTTAACAGGATTAGATGGTAGGCAATTACATGTAAGATCTGAACATTCTGCTTTAAACACTTTATTACAATCTGCTGGAGCTATTATTTCAAAACAGTGGATGATTAATGTAAATGAGGAGTTGACACGTAGGAACTTACATGATAGAGTTAAGCAAGTTGGTTGGTTCCATGATGAATTAGCTTTTGAATGTGATCCTGAAGTAGCAGATGAAGTAGGTGAGTTAGTTGTAGAAGGTGCAAGGAAATGTACTGAACAGTTTAACTTTAAATGCCCTATTGATGCTGATTACAAAGTAGGAGATAACTGGAGTGAAATACACTAGTATACTTTTAATATTTTTGTTGCTATCATTAATCGGTGCTGGTATATATTCGTATTTAAAGAAGGAGGAAGCCTTGAATAGAGAATATGATCCTGATGTTTCTAGCTTTCCTAAGTGGGAGAGAGTAGTTGGCTTAAATGAGTCTTTAGAATATTTTAAAGTTAAAACTTTTGATATAGATATAATTAAGCAAATTAATAAACAATATAATGATGAATACACATATATATCAGATGGATTAAATGATGTGTGGCTTTCACCTGATGAATTCTTTGATGTAAAAGAAGGTGATTGTGAAGACTTTGCTATAGCTAAGTATTATGAGTTATTACATCAAGGTATAGCACCAGAAGACATGGAAATTGTTATAGTAGCTATAAAATCTGATGGAACGATTCATGCAGTACTTAGAGTATTTGGATATAAGGATAAAGCTTATACTTTAGATATTATAGCTCCTAAATTTAAAACAGCAGCCCAACATATGAAAGTATATGAAGATATTTACGCTATCAACCATTTAGGCTGGAGACGATGTTAGAAGAATGGAATAGGCTTAAAGCATGGTGGGAAGGAAGAAAACCACATAGGCATAATTGGAAAGAGCTAAAAGGAGTAAAAGCTACAATCAACTGGACAGATAGAGACTATAGAGAATCTAAAATTATAGCTAAACTTTATCACTGTACTAGTTGTGGGGCAAGGAAATGGGAACAAGTAAAGTACCCATATCAATCTCACTGGAACTTAGAGACATTTCCAGATATTTATAATGCAGTGCTTGATTGGGTGAATAAGATAGAACCAGAAAAGAAAAGTGCAGATATATTAGAATTAGTTAAAGATGATTAAATGTTTTTGGTCTAAAGTATTTTTATTAGGAATAGATAAACGATTTAATAATGGACAACCATTTACTCAAGTTAATTTAGGTTGGTTTAGAATAAGGAAATATTGGTAATGCCTAATGCAAAGACATACATCATATGGGATAGTCGTGAAGATAAAAGATGGAAAGCTCCTTCAGGTAAAAACTCATGGACTACTCAAGGAGCAGCTAAAAACTCTGTAATGGGAATACTAAGCTCTACAACAAGAGATAAAATAGAAGCTGGTAGAGTACAAGTAACCAAAGATGAAGTTGTAAAAGAATGGTGGGATTCTGATGAATGGAAAAATAGATATTTACGATTTAAAGATCAGTTTCGCTTTGAATGTTGGGAATGTGAACTTTTAAAGATAAGAGAATGTTAGACATGTTAGTAGTATTTGATTTAGATGGAACATTAGCTGATCTTACACATCGTTTAGATTACATTAGATCAGTTCCTAAGAATTGGGATGCATTTCATGGTAATGTAGGTGCAGATAAGCCTATCAAAGAAGTTATGCAAATGAATTACATGCACCATGATGCTGGACATATTATAGTTATTTGCTCAGGTAGATCTGACTCAGCTAAAGAAGATACTATTAAATGGCTAGAAGAACACTTAGTAGGGTATCATGAGTTAAAGATGCGCAAAGATGGTGATTATACTCCTGATGATGTATTAAAAGAAAGTATGCTACAAGATATAGTAGAAAAATATGGAAAGAAACCAGATCTAGTATATGATGATAGACAACGTGTAGTAGATATGTGGCGTAAGCATAAGATTAGAACTTTTCAAGTAGCTAAAGGGAACTTCTAATGACATTAAAAGAAAAATGTAATAAAAGACATAAAGTAGCTATGATGTTTGCTCCTTGTACTACTTGTAAACTTGATCATGCAGTAGAAGCTATAGAAAATATTTTAGAAAATGCTGGAGATCCAGAACAAGTATATTACATTTGTAAAGAAACTTTAGAGGACATAAAATAATGCAGTATAAGTTTCCAGAGATTACTACTATCAATCCTATTATCAGAGCTACGGCTGATAAGCCTGAGTTCATTGTGATAGATAAAGGAGAGTATAAAGTAGTAGACTACATTTATCAAGATAGTGACACTTTCACTGGCCCTTATGCAGAGTTGCTTAGAGAGTGTCGTGGTATTTGTTTTGATAAAGTTGGAAACCTTATTCGTAGACCATTTCATAAATTCTTTAATGTTAATGAGAAGGATGAAACTCAAGCTGAAGAAATAGATAAACTCTTTAACTCTTCTCATATACTAGAAAAGCTTGATGGTTCTATGGTTACTCCTTTGCCTGTAGAAGAGGAGAATGGTAAGCAGTGGATACGTTGGGCTACTCGTAAAGGTATTACAGATGTATCTATGAAAGCTGAGTGTTTTGTAGCTAAAAATGCTAACTATAAAGAATTTGCTTGGAACTGTATTGATATGGGGTTGACTCCTATATTTGAATGGCTAGATCCAAAGAATCCTATTGTTATACAGCATAAGAAAGAGAACTTAGTGCTCTTAGCTATAAGGCACAACTTTAGTGGTGACTATCTTCCTTATGAAAGATTAGAGCTAGAACATGATTTACATAATATATCTATAGTACAGAAGTACGATGTAAAAGATGTAACGTTAGGTAAACTTATTACTCTTGTGCGTAATGCTGAAGATGAAGAAGGAGTTGTGATCAAGACTAAAGATGGTCATATGGCTAAGCTTAAAGGTGATTGGTATTTACAACTCCATCGTGTTAAATCAGCTTTGTCAAGTTCTAAAGATAAGATTGCACTTATTTTAGATGGTGGGATGGATGATCTTAAAGCTACTCTGCCAATTGAACATAAAAAAGAAGTACAAGAGTTTGAAGATTATTTTTGGAAAAGTTATGAATCTACTAGAGTAGAGCTTGACGAATGGTATAAAAGATGGTATGCTCATTCAAAGACTCGTAAAGATTATGCTCTTGCAGTTCAAGAGTTTATCCCAACATTGCTGCGTCCAGCTTTGTTTATGATGTATGATGGTGCTACTTCAAAAGGTGCTTTAGATAAAGTTATATCTAAACATCTGGTATCTAATACTAAATTTGATCAACTTAATAATTGTATAGGATTAGCAAATGTCGCCTAAAGCTTACTTTCTTGTTGGTGCTCCCGGTTCTGGTAAGACTACCTTTTATGATGATATTCTTGGTTTTGATACAGATCTTATTTCTTCTGATTGGCATATAGAAGATATGTGTGATGATGCAAATATGACGTACAACCAAGGATTCACAAAGTTCATTAAGAAAGCTGAAGCTGAAATGATGAAGGATTTTGAAACTTGCTTAGCTTATAATGTTTCTTTTGCTATTGATCGTACTAATATGTCTGTTAAAAGTCGTAAACGATTTCTTGATAAGATTTCTAAAGATTATACTAAGATTGCTATCGTGTTTGATTGTCCTGATGAAGAACTACAGAGTCGATTAGATCATAGGGAAAAGACTGAAGGTAAGCGTATTGACTGGAGTATTGTAGAAGGTATGAAAGGACGGTATGAAGAACCCACAGAAGAAGAAGGTTTTGATTACATTATGAAGGTAATGGCATAATGGATTGGGTTATAGTTTATACAGCTTTGTATTTATGCTTAGCATATTGTGGAATTACTACATATGCTATAGTTAAAGAAAAGTACTCTATGATTCTTAGTATGTTATTTGGGACAATTATAGGCTTACCTATGTATGGTAGAATATTTGGATGGTGGTAATATGAATTACGTATATGCGATATACAATTCTCGAACTAAAGAATACGTTACTTCATCAGGATATTATGGCAATGAATGTAATATTCGCTGTTTCCAATCTAAAGATGCTGCTGAAAAACATTTAGTCTCATATTATAGTAACGATTATCGACCTAAAAGAATGAAAGTAAAAGAATGAAAAGATTTATAATTTATTTAGCTATAGCAGCTTTTGTAACAATGGTAATAGCTATTGTTGTGTCTATGAATCCTAAACAGTTTGCAGGTAACAATGCTATTAAAGATATTATTGTAACCCCACCAGATGAACAATTTAACTTGGATAATAACTTATGAAACTAGACTATGAACTTGGAGAAGAACTTACTCAATTTGTGGTAGATGAACTTAGTTATTACAAAGGCTTTGATGAATTTTGGGATTACTGTATGCCAGATGATAAAGCTGATATTGTAGAAGAAATTGGTGCTAAGTTAGCTAACAGAATCAATGTAATTTTAGAGGAATTTGAGGAAGAGCAAAAGCTTAAAGTACTTAAATTAATTGACTAGTATGGTATCAAGAACAATACTCCTAGATGGAGATATAATCTGTTGGCAAGTAGCTACTGGTAATGAAGTAGAGATCAAATGGGACGAAAATCTGTGGACTCTTCATAGTAATGAAGAAGAGTGCGTAAGACATCTTAAAGATTATGTAGACAGAATTATGGAAAATCTTAAAGGAGATAAGCTTATTATTGCTTTATCTGATGCTAAGAATTTTCGTAAAGAAGTCTATAAGCCCTATAAAGAGAATCGTAAAGATATGCGTAAACCTTTAGCTTTTAAGGGAGTTAAGGACTTTATGCAGAAGAATTATGATGTAGTGATTAAGCCTAATCTGGAAGCAGATGACGTACTTGGAATCCTCTCTACGGCTGATAATAAGCGTATTCCGGGCAAAAAGATCATAGTTTCTATTGATAAGGATTTTGAGCAGATTCCGGGGTATCTCCATAACCCAAATAAAGACATTTCTCTTGACAAAAACAAGAAAATGGTGTATAATATAAGGAAGGTCACACGTAAGTCTGCTGACTTTAATTTCTTTTTTCAAACCCTTATTGGTGATAAAGTAGATAACTACCCCGGAGTAACGGGAGTGGGAGAGGTTACTGCTCACAAAATTTTAGATGGAGTAAAGACTTCTGAGATGTGGGATAAGGTAGTTTATGAGTTTGTTAAGAAAGGGTTAACAGAAGATGATGCACTGCAACAAGCTAGATGTGCTAGAATCTTAAGAGCAGAAGATTATGACTTTAAGAAAAATGAGGTTAAGTTATGGAGTCCTTAAAATTTGAAGATATGAAAGATGGTTCATTTGCTATTCTAAAGAATCATAATATCATTTGCTTTAAGATTCCAGAAGGCAGTGAGATATTAGAAGGAAGCGCAGAGATATTTGGTAGTTACCCTGATCCAGAACCATACACAGTAATGTTTGCTTATAAAACTAAAGGAAGATAAGATGACAGTTGAAAAAGGTAAAGAAAACTTTAAAGCAATGATCAATAACATTTCTGCTATTGTTTATCTTGATAACAAAGCTAAAGGTTTTTGGGAAAATGAAAGATCTAATGCAGAACTTATTGCTTTAATGCATAGTGAACTTTCAGAAGCACTTGAAGCTGATCGTAAAGACCTTATGGATGATAAGCTCCCTAATCGTAAAGGATTTGAAGTAGAATTAGCAGATGCTGTAATTCGTATCTTTGATACAGCAGGAGCTAGAGGATTAGATCTTGGTGGAGCTATATTAGAGAAGTTAGAGTATAATAAATCTCGTGAATATAAGCATGGAAAGAAATACTAATGGGAACTAGAAGCAGGTGTAGGACAGGTAAAGATAAACAAAAGTACTTAGAGAAACGCAAGCCTCGTGTGTATGAAGATTGGGAAATCAAGCAACATAAAGAAAAAGTAGAAGCTGCTGCTAAAAATAGAGGTTATGCTCCTATTCCTGTAGGAGTTAAAAAACTTGCTGATGGTAATCAAATCACTGTCTTTCGTATGGCATATTGGAATAAAGATAAAGAAATTTGGGAAATACCTAAGAAAGTAGAGCATACTAATTTACGTAGGATTAGACAAGAGAAGAAAAGGAAAGAATCATGTGTGTAGTATCAATGGTAATAGATCATTATGGCAGGAAACCTCCTGATTGGTGGGAAAAATATAATCCTTTAGTACCATACGGCCCAAATGAGTTTCCTTCTAAAAAAGAACTTGATCAAGATAAAATTCAAGAGCTTATAGATCTTCTTAAAGAAGCTAAAAAGTATGATGAAGAAAATCATGAACCTGATTGTGAAACTGAAGCTAAGAAAAAGACTCTTAAAGAGTTAGCAGATTTTCTTGGTATTGAAATAGATTTTATTTAAAAGAGATGTTATGGCAACTATTCCTTTTTATCCTGAGAAATTAGAAGCATTAGCTAAAGAATCACTTGCTTGTGCTATGATTTTAAACGAACAAGATAGAACTAATTATATTAAACGGAAAGTTGAAGAAAGCCAAAAATGGTGGCGAATGACTAGAGATGCTGCTTATTTTGCAGATAAAGTAGGACATTTTGAAAATTATTATCAAAGAAGAATTAATGATCTATTAGATATTGCTACTAAAGCAATAAAACATAATGCAGTGTCTGTAATAATTGATGATTGGGAACTTGATAGATTATATCATCCTATAAATGAATTAGAGAAGTTAAATTCTAAAGATGACTAATTATCCAGAAGACTTAAAACGATTTAGAGAATTCTTAGAAAGGGTACGTCATGACAAAGCGGAAGAAGAAGCAAGACTCCTTGCAAAAGAGAAATCCAATAGCAAAAGTCGTAACAAAAATAAGTCCACAAGTAATACCAAACAAAAAAAGAAAAAAGCTAGAAAAAGCAGTACAGCTTGAGGAAAGGCTTTATGAGGATTAATGAAACCACAATCAGCAAAGAATAAAGGTAGGGAATTTCAAAAGTTTGTAAAAGCAAAGATACACGAATACTTTCCTAAACTAGAAGATGATGATATTAAGCCACAATCAATGGGTGCTCCCGGCGAAGATCTTCATCTTTCTCCTTTAGCTAGGCAACTTTTGCCTATATCAATAGAATGCAAACATCACAATAAGTTTGCTATATACAAAGTTTATGATCAAGCAATAGAAAATGCTAAAGATTATGAACCAATTGCAATAATAAAACAAAACAGATCTAAGCCATTAGCTGTAATGGACTTAGACTTCTTTTTAGAGTTAATGAGGAATAATAATGGAAATTAAAAAAGATTATACAAGGGATGAACTATTTGATGATTATGGACTAAAGATACTTAAAGATAGATATTTAACTGCTGATGAAAAATCTCCTCAAGATGCTTTTGAAAGAGTAGTAACAACTTTTTGTGATGATGAAGAACACGCACAACGTATGTATGATTATGTGTCTAAACATTGGTGTATGTTTGCATCTCCTGTGCTGAGTAATGGAGGGACAACTCGTGGACTACCTATTTCTTGCTTTCTCAATTATGTTCCTGATTCAAGGCGTGGCCTTTCAGATCATCACGATGAAAACGTGTGGTTATCTTCTATGGGCGGTGGTGTTGGCGGTTATTGGGGCCACATTCGGTCTGACGGTTCTTCTACTTCTCACGGCTCACGGAGTACCGGATCAATCCCTTTCATGCATGTAGTAGACTCTCAAATGCTTGCATATTCCCAAGGTACTAATCGTAGAGGAGCATATGCAGCTTATATGGATATTTCACATCCAGAAGTAGAAGAGTTCATTACTATGCGTAAGCCGGGTGGAGATATTAATCGTAAGAACTTTAATATGCATCATGGTGTTAATATTCCAGATGAATTTATGGAGTTAGTAGAATCTAAAATTCATGATCCTGATTTTGATGATAGTTGGAATCTTGTAGATCCTAACAGCAAAGCTGTAGTTAAAACTGTATCTGCTATTGACTTGTGGGAAGCTATTCTTACTACAAGACATGCTACAGGTGAACCTTATCTACACTTTATTGATAAATCTAGGAAAGGTATTAACCCTGCTCATAAAGAATTAGGGTTAAACATATTCCAATCTAATCTTTGTACTGAGATTATTTTGCCTACTAACGAAAAGAGAACAGCAGTTTGTTGCTTATCTTCTGTAAATCTAGAATATTATGATGAATGGAAGAACACTGGCATGGTGAGAGATATGGTGCGATTCCTTGATAATGTACTAGATTACTTTATTAATAAGGCTCCAGAAGGAATGGAAAAAGCTGCTTACAGTGCTTATCGTGAACGTAGCATCGGATTAGGTGCGATGGGTTTTCATGCATATTTACAGAAAAACATGATTCCTTTTGAGTCTATCAAGGCTGTAGAAACTAACTCTGAAATGTTTAGTCACATTTGGCATCAAGCTTTAAAAGAGTCTTACACACTTGGAGAAGAACGTGGGTTTGCCCCTGATTATATTGAAAGTGGAGTAGATCATCAACGTAGAAATTGCTACTTACTTGCTGTAGCTCCTAATGCTTCTAGCTCTATCATTTGCGGTAACACTAGTCCTTCTGTTGAACCTTTCAGTAAATGTGGGTTTAGCCAAAAGACTCATAATGGTACTAACATTTATAAGAATAAATATCTTGACAAGATACTAAAAGAGAGGTTATATGAAACCTACGGATTCCCCGCTGATGCGAAGCGTGATCAATTATGGAAGCAAATCATTGCGAATGGAGGCTCCTGTAGTAATATTGACATACTCAGTGAAGAAGAAAAGCAAGTCTTCAAAACAGCAGATGAAATTGATCAAAACTGGATTGTTAACTTGGCTTCAGATCGTCAGAAGTTTATTGATCAAGCACAGTCAATTAATCTATTCTTCTCTTCAACAGTCAACAAAACAGTCTTCCACAATGCACACTTCAATGCATGGAAAAAAGGTTTAAAAACATTATATTACTGTCGTACTCATGTAGGAAACAGGACTGAAGATATTACTCAAAAGTTTGATAGAAAAATTATAGATATTCCCTTGACAAACCCGCCAAGGAATGATAGTATCTCTTGTGTGGGCTGTGAAGGCTAAGAATGCAGGGTAGAGCAGTGGTAGCTCGCCAGTCTCATAAACTGGAGGTCGTGAGTTCGATTCTCACCCCTGCAACCAATAGAGGTGTAGCTCAGTTAGTTAGAGCATTCGTCTGATACGCGAAAGGTCGGTGGTGCAACTCCATCCACCTCTACCAAACGGGAGTGTATCCAAGCAGCGAAGGAAGCAGTCTGTAAAACTGTGACGTTAGAAACACCGTAGGTGCAAGTCCTTACCGCTCCCACCATTAACTTAAGATAAGGAACTAGAAATGTCTGATGATAAAGTAGAAAAGCTGGATAAGAACAGTCTTGATCCTAACAAAATGTTGGAGCAGATTGACAAAGAAATTCAGAAAGGTAAAGCTGCTGAAATTAAGAAAAAGCTTAAAGAAAAGGTAGAAGTTCGTAACAAAGCTAAAGAAGCTTATGTTCTTGCTCAACGAGATCTTGATGATTACATGGAAGATGCTCGTGATGAACTAGGAATTCTTGCTTCTGATGTCTAGTGATATATACTATTCCTATAAAGGCTTTATGTGCTCTGAAGAGACTCTAAGGGAAGAAGGGTGGATGATATTACCTAAACCGGGCTTTATGAATTGTGAAGGCAAAAAGATGGGTAGAGATAAAGTTTATATCCGTCATTCTGATATGAATCTTATCGGTAGAGCTTACATAGATAACACTAAATTAGTAGGAAATGCTTACATTAGAAAGCTTGATTTTCTATGTCAAGAACATAATCATAAAGTAAAACCTCCTAGAATCATTGAATCTTCTGATGAAGTAAATTCTATTAGTGTGTCTAAAGTAGAAGTAGTTAGAAACCCTCATGAGTTTGCAAATATAGTTAGAGGTAAAATTACTATTAATGATGATGTTCACAAATATTTTGCAATAAATATTGAAGACATTCATCCTGTTAGACAAATACAAGAATCTAATCTAGATATGTTAAGTAAAGTGGTGGATAACTTAAAAACTAGCAAACCAAAAAGACGTAAAAAACAAGCAGACATTATTACTATTGCTGAGTCGTCTAATGGTAGGACAGCAGACTTTGAATCTGCGAATCTAGGTTCGATCCCTAGCTCAGCATCCAAGGTCTAGGTGGTGTAATGGTAACATGGCGGCTTCCAACTCCGCAGATCAGGGTTCGATTCCTTGCCTATTCGCCAATGCAGGTGTAGTGTTTAACGGCAGCACGATTGGCTTCCACCCAATAAGTCTCAGTTCAAATCTGAGTTCCTGCTCCAAATATTAACTATTTACTCTATAAAAAGGTTAACAAATGGATTTCATTAAGCCAAAAATGTGGTCTGGAGAAGATCTAGAGGGTGTATGGGATGCAACGTTAAAGATTGATGGCGTAAGAGTGTTAATAGATGAAGGTGGAGCTTGTAGTAGAGCAGGTAAACCTTTACCGGGATTACAGTATTATTACGATAAAGGATTCAGAGGTGATTTTGAGTTCTATACAGGTGATTGGGATGAAACAGTATCACTAGCCCGGAATTCTAATACTAAACCATACCAATTACGGAATAAGTATTTATATTCTTTAGATATACCTGATACTAGATTACATCATAGATATTTAATAGAGCCTACAAAAGAGGATATTCAAGAATCTTTAGAAGAGGTTTTAGAAGAAGGATATGAAGGATTAGTACTCCGTAAAGGAGATGAATGGCTTAAAGTCAAGAAGGAAGAAACTTTAGATATACCTATTACTGGTATTGTAGAGGGTACTGGTAGAAATAAAGGTAGACTTGGAGCATTTGAAACTGCTTTAGGTAATGTAGGATCTGGATTAACAGATAAACAAAGAGAAGAATACTTTACAGAAGATCTAATAGGAACCTACATAGAAGTAAAATATATGGAATTAACAAAAGAAGGTAAGCTTAGACAACCTATCTTCTTACGATTAAGGGATGATAAGTGAAAACAGTGACGTTAAAGACAATAGATGGAGAAGATGAAGAGTTCCATAGTGTGCAAGCTATTGGAGAGAATGATAAATTCTTTTACATTTATTATGATAAAGAATCTGCTAAAGAAACTACTATTATTAACAAGATGATAGTACTTAGAATGGACACAGAAATAGAGGTAATACACTAATGTTAATGATTTCAATAAGGACAGATAAAGCTGAAAAACAGCTTAAAGAATATGAAGACAAGATTACTAATATGTCTGTATTAGAGCTTATGGAAGAGTTTATAAGTTATCTAGATTATACAGAAGAATCTGATAGTGGGAGAGAATTCCATCCTGTAGACATTGGATCATGTAGAATTGGACTTGCTCCATCTTTAAATATGGTGTTAAAAGAAATGAGATATAGAATAGGAAAAGAATGAATTTACTAGAAAAAAGAAACTATTATAAACCTTTCCAATACCCTTGGGCTATCGAAGGGTTTGAAAAGCAACACCAGATGCATTGGATTCCTGAAGAAATATCTTTACGTGAAGATGTGCAGGATTGGAATCATCAACTAACACCTAATGAAAAGCATCTACTTACTCAGCTATTTCGCTTCTTTACTCAAGCAGATGTAGATGTAGCTAATGGATACTATGATAAGTATATTCCTGTGTTTGGAGGCCATCCTGAGATTAAAATGATGCTAGGAGCTTTTGCTGGTATGGAGGGTATTCATATCAAAGCTTATGCTCATTTACTAGATACTGTAGGTATGCCTGAAGTAGAGTATCAAGCTTTTGCTAAATATGAAGCTATGGCTGCTAAGCATGATTATTTAGATGAATTTACGGTAAGAAATGATTGGTTAACAAATAAAGGATGGATGGATGATCTACAAGATTGGGAAGTAGAGCAATCTGTACAAGAAATAGCTAAATCTTTAGCAGTATATTCAGCATTTACTGAAGGAATACAACTATTTAGCTCATTTGCTATCTTAATGAATTTCACACGTTTTGGTAAAATGAAGGGGATGGGTCAAATTGTTACATGGTCTATTCGTGATGAATCTCTTCATGTAGAATATATGATTCGACTCTTTAGAGAATTTATTGCAGAAAATCCAGATATTTGGGTTGACAGTTTTAAAAAAGAGTTGTATACTATATGTAGAAAGATCGTTGAATTAGAAGATGCATTCATTGATCTTGCATTTGAGTTTGGAGCAGTTGAAGGCTTATCAGCAGATGAAGTCAAACAATATATCCGTTACATAGCTGACCGTAGATTGCTCCAACTCGGACTTAAAACTAACTTTGGTGTTAAACACAATCCTTTAGATTGGTTAGATGAATTGCTCAATAGTGTAGAGCACACTAACTTTTTTGAAAATCGTGTTACTGAATATAATAAAGGAACAATGACAGGGGTATTCCCTTGGGAACAAGAGGTATAATATGGCAGCAGCCACAATTACAATAATTGATGTAGATGATCAAGAGTTTGCAGTAACTTGGTATCCTACATACGCTAATAAACATGAAGCTGATAATGCAGAATCACGGCCTTGTATTAATGCTGTGTCTGCTATTCTATCTTATCTAAAGCTATTACAAAGCTTAAATCCTGATGAACTTCAACAAGAAGTTAAAAGACTAGAGGAGGCAGCTAATGTTGGGTGATAATTTACCTGCTTGGGGATTTACACATTTAACAGCGCTTGATGATGAAGCATTAGGTAAAAAAGATAACATAAATCATCCAGAACATTATAAGCTTAATGAACACGGTATTGAGTGTATTGATGCAATGGAAGCAGCAGCTAGTAATGCTAAATTACCGGCATTTCAAAGCTATATGTGGTTAAATATATTTAAATATCTTTGGAGGTGGCCTTACAAGAACGGCTTAGAAGATCTTAAGAAAGCTCAGTGGTATCTGAGTAAATTAATAGAGAATATCGAGAATGGAACTAGTAATAACAATACATAAAGATAAAGGGGAAACAGTATATAATTGGGAAGATCTAGACGGAAAAATAGCCGCTACAGACAATCTGGAGCAGCTTCTTATGTGGATTAGAAATGATTTAGAGGAGTTAGAGTATGGATACTAAGATTCGATTAGAATTACCTTTAGAAGCAGTTAAATCATTAGTTATTGATTTTTATTTTAATGATGACAACTACTATGCTGATGATGACGATTTCACTATAGAATACAAGAACGGTAAACTTATTCTACAGTCTGTCCACGACACACCCTAATAGTATCTCTCGTTTTTCCATAATCATCCAACTTGGCCCTCATCTTCGGATAGAGGGCTTTTTTTACAGCATCATCATACTCTTCAGCAGTTTCTAGCTGATCTTCAAAACTATAAGTGAACAAAGCGCCACAGTTAGAACTTACCTTTGCGCAACTTGCCAGAAGTATTGGTAGTACGATCAGTAACAATATCCAACTGTTTTTGACTGACTTCAGCATTATCTTCAGCCTCTTCTACTTTCTCTTCTAAATTTTTAATTTCTTTATTCTTAGATTTCCAAATAAAAAATCCTCCCCCTAGACCCACAGCACCTAGAATTAGAGAGAGGATAGTAACCAATATATCCATTTACTTTTTCTTTTTTTCAACAGTAAAGTTTAAACCAATCCAGTTTACTACTTTACCAAGCAACGTACCTTTACCTACAACATTACTTAAAGCAGCAGCTACAGTAACAACTGTAGTACCGATTACAGCAACGATTTCAGGTAAATTATTGGCACAAACTTGTGCAACTTCTGTTTCCATTGTCTTTTCCTTTCTTAATCGTCATCGTCACGATTACATTGACGAATCAATTGTTTTACTAGTCTATTTAAAGTTTTGATTAAGACTAGTTGTTGGTGAGACAAATTTCTTAGTGTCTCAGATAATTCTAGAACATATCCGCTCATATCATGGTTTGGCGGAGGCATCCTAGAAACAGGCATTAAGTTTTCCTACTCCCATAAGCAGTAAATGTCAAAGCACTTGCAGAACTAGATCTTACAGCTAAATTACCATTAGGATTAGCTAAAGCAAGTCCATTTTGAAATTCTAGTAAATCAGTAGTATTAGCTGATATACTCACATCATAATATAAAGCAGTAGATTGATCATAAGTAGTCCCGTCATCATCATGAAACACACGATAAGTAACAGCACCACCAGTATTGTTAGTAACAACCAAAGTCTCTACAATACAGATCTCACCAGTGCTAGGGTTACAAAGCACATGATTATTAGTATCACCGGGCCTATTTTGGCCTAACTGTAGTTTATCAAAACTAGCCATACTGAATTAACTCAATCACTCTTTTAGCTCTATTAGGAGTCTGCTTAATCCATTTCGACTTCTTAAGATTAGCAGCAGCTAAATTCCATTCTTCATTATTAATATACTTATTAGTATTAACAAACTTCTTAACATTACCCATTCCAAGTTGATAGTAGAAATTCATTAATCCATTACGTCTATTCTCAGACCAAGCATAGATATTAGGGTAGATAGAGGCTATATTTTCTTCAATATCTTCTAAATGGATATTAAGTAAAGCTTCTATACTTTCAGCAGATAAGGTTTCTTTACCTTGATAGATCTTGTAAAAGTCTTCTTCTACATTAGCTGCATCCCAAAATCTCCGGGCTGCTGGTGAATCCATATTAAAACCGATTCCTACAGTCTTATGCCCTGTGGTATCAACGTACACTTTAGCACGAATACCTTCATCTTCTTTAAGCATTTCTACTAAATTCTCATTAATAAGAGATTTAGCTAATTCGCTATCAGAATCAATAATGTTAGGAGTAGCAGTGAATACTCCAAACTTGATCAACAGTAATTGAAAGAATTTACGGATTTTACTCATTTAAGAACTTTCTAAAGCCTTCTTTCTGTTGCTGTAGTCTATCTTCATAACTAGGTTCAACAGATTCATCTAAAGATTTATCACCGGGAGATTTAAGATATTGCATTAACTCTCTACTATCATAAATTCCAGTTTTCATTAACGATCTAATGCTTTCTTCACTAAGTTGTTTCATTAACTCAGGATCAGCTTTCTTTTTGCTCATATCAAAAGTTTGATCTAATCTTTCCATATGATCCATAAACTGTAATGAAGAAATAAATGCAGATCTAACAAGAGGTTGGTTAGTTATCATACCTTTCTTTTGTTGTAACATAAGTGGTAAAGGATCTAATCCAATAGTTCTGCCAATTAAGTTATTACCAAGAGATCTATTTCTGCTCATAAATTTATCAGCTTGTAAAGTTACAGCACCAATATGAACAATATTCTCAAACCAAGATCCAGCTTTATCTTTGTCTATCAATGCACCTAAGTCAAATGCTTCAGCAGCCATACTAGCAGCTTGAAGACTAGCACCGGGATCAGCAGCTTTGTTTAAGAAACTGGATACAGATCTTACATCTTTTAATTGTTTGATAGTCTTTTCATCAAAACCAAATGTTTCAGACAGGATTCCTCTAGTCTCCAGATCAGTTACAATCTTACTTACAACACCCGGATGAACAACAGTAACTCCATCGTCATAGAAAGCAGAAGCTTCTTTTAAGTATTTCATAAAGCCATACTGTACAAACTCTTTATACTCTGGCCCCATAGCTTGTAGATAAGCTTTCATTTCAGCATTAGATCCTTCTCTAAATAGCTTTTCAGCATATTCTAAAGGTTCCATCATACGATTACGATTTTTAAATAGAACAGTGTTTTGAAGCTCTTCTAACCTATCAGCCATGAACTTAAATTCTTTTTGCTCTCTCTTAGAAAGCAGTAAATCAAGCTCTTTAGGTGCTCTTTCAGACCATTCTTGCATCATTTCACGTACAGCATACGGTTTAGATAAAAGCTGAGTTTTAAACCTATCTTGTAGTATATTAAGTTTATCACCTTCTAAAATGCCAGCTACTTGTACAATAGCTCCTGCATTCTTAGGATCAAACATTTCATCAGGAATCTTCCAAGGCGTATCAGAGTGTAAGATACGTTGAACTGTGTGCATATCTCTTAATTCATATGCAGCCCTAGCAGCTTTAGATGTTTCAGCCCATTGCTGAATAAACTCAGGATTTTGTGACTTAGGAGAAGACATAGCTTCAGTAAACCCACGATAAAGCTTACGATAAGTCTTTTCTTCAGGACTTAAATCACTATAAAGCTTATTGAAACTAGCCTTTTCACCAATCTTAGTTCTAGCTTCCTTTAAAGCTTCAAATGCAGATTTGTCACCAGTAGCAGCTAGTTCATCAACTAGTTTGGTTAGTCCTTGAGCATATTGAGCTACAGATTTACCTTCAGGAGGATTAAGATCAATATTAATAAGTTCATCAGCTTGCTCAGCTACTTCAACACCTTGAGCAGTGTTTTTGGATACAATATCTCCAGCAGCATCTTTAATAGCAGCAGTGTCAAATGTTAAATCATCTGGAGCATTAGATAGAAGATCAGCATACATTTTGCTGACAGTACCATCAGGCCCAAGTAAATCTTTTTCCCATTCTACAATACGATCTTGAAGTAGTTTACCTGTTTCTACATCACTAACAATCTTAGGATTAGAAATAGCAGCCTTAATTACCTTTTCTTCAGCTTCAGTATAACTTAAAGGAATTCTTCCTAATTCATTAAACTGTTGCTCACGTAAAGAAGCCATTTCATTGATCTGCATTCTTATTTGTTCTCTTGGTAGTTGTGCTTTCTTTTTAGCACCGGGAATAAGAGCTTTAGCCATATTCTCTAATCGTCTACCAAATGGAGTATATGTAGTAGGAGGAACATCAACACCTAGTCTTTTAGCAGCTTCTTCAGCAGCAGCAGCATCAGGATCTAACCTAATCATATTACCACCAAGTCTCATAGCTGATCTAGTATATTGAACAGCAGTAGCACCAAGTTCACCAGTAATATTGATTAAACCTTCTTTACCAGCCCTCTCAGCTATCTCTTCAGCACTTTCTGTTTTGATTCCACGTTCTTTTTGAACAGCACTTTTAGCAGCACTATAACCAGCACCAGCTACACCTTCAGCAATAACCCTACCAGCAATACCTAACCCACCAGTACCTAAAGCAGTAGTAACTCCAACTCCAATTTCAGGAGTCATAGCTGCTACTTCACCCATTCTGGTTTGCCAACCTTTAACAGGAATATACTTATTAGTACCCGGAAGATTAACAAATAGTTCATCTCCAGTAGTAAGTCTAGCTATCTGTACATCAGCACCGGGAAAGTGTTTAAGTACAGTTCTTTCTTGTTCTTGTAAATTATCTGAAAACCCTAAGTCCACGCCTAAACCGAAGTCTTCTACAGAAGTATCAAGATCTACTGGAAGCTTACCTAATCCCATTTCTTCACGAGCTAAGTTAATTTGCATTTCAGCATTAAACTTATCAAGTACTTTTTGTTCTTGTTCTTTAGCTAAACCATAAGATTGGATTCCACGATCTTCAAGTTGTTGAATTCCGCCCATAGTTTCTAAAGCTAAATTAGGATCATCAGCTTCAGTTAACCCGCCTCGTTGTCCTTTAAGTTCCTTTAACTCCATCTGCTCAGGAGAAGGATCACTAGGCATTAATGGTTCAAAGTCAGTAAGATAATTACCGTCTTCATCAAACTTAGTGTCAGGAATAGTTTCAGGAATTTGGTCTTCTAAAGTCTCTCCTTCAGGAGCACCTAGCTTAGGAGACTCACTTAAAAATTGCCTAAAAGAATCCCTATCAAAAGATTTAGCACCTTCTGTTACTGGATTAGGACGTTGTAAGATAGGATTTTGTTGTTCTAATCCTAAAATATCAGCCATTACTGAGTACCTTGTTCTTGTAAATACTGTTCGTATAGTGCTTCAGCTTGTTCTGGAGTGATTTTTTTATCCAATACTTGCTGTTTTAATTGCACCGCGTAATCATCTTGATAATATTGCTCTGTTTGAGGAGCAGGACGTTGATTCGTATCTGCTATAGATTGTGTAGGTTGTGGATCTACATTCATAGCTTTGTCTCTTACTTTAGAGAAACCAGCAGCTACATTGCTTTGAGATAAAATTTTACCAGATTCAATATAACGTTTTAAAGCGATTTCCTTCATAGTCTCAATACCAGCCATGATTTCAGTAGGACTTTCAATTAGACCTTCTTCTTCAAATGCCTTTTTGATCTTAGGAAACGCTTTCATAGCATTTTCCATCTCAGTTTTATTAATACGCTTATCACCACCAGCAGCAATTACAGCAATTGGGCCAAGTACTAACTGAGATCTAGTACGTAATTCTTGTCTTAAAGATAATAAATCTGTTTCAGCAGGTAAACCAAAAGCATCTGCAAGTCTTGCTACTTGCTCTCTAGCCATACTAGGAGTACCTAAAATCCCACTGTTAGCTAATTCACTAATTTGGTTTAAGTCATTATAAAGATTCTCATAGTATAAGTGTACCTTCTGATAATCATTTATAGTAGGCTTACTAGGCATAATTACAGGTACAGCTTCACCAGAATCTTGACTCCAGTTCTGAGCTTGGTTGTACAAAGCTAATCCTTCAACTTCCATTCCTTCTGGAGTTAAAGCTAGAGTTTCATCTAAGTTTTCATATTCTCCATTAGGATCAAAGATTTCAGCAGGAGTAACTTGGGAACCACCTTGATCAGGATTTATATCTTGTTCTAACTGGCTAAATGGATCAGTAGCTCCTCCACTTAAATCAGTACCACCAGCACCAATATTAATTGAAGTATTAGCACCCCATTGTCCTTGTTGCCTTAAGTCTGCTTCACGTTCCTTAGCAACAGCAGCAAAAGCATCTTTAGGACTTAAACCAGATCTTACTAACTCAGCAACTCTAGGATCAGACTTCTCTAATCCAGCAGCAGCCGATAATTGATCTTTCATTTTTTGTTCTGCTTTTAAACGATGTAAATGCTCTTGAAGAGAAATTTCATTCATTCTCTTAGCTCTCATTTCATCAATTCTATCTTGCTTTTCTTGCTTTCGCTTTAGACCTTCACCATAAGCTCTTGTAGCACCAACTGCAAAATCTTTAAAAAATCCCATTATAGCTTTCCTAACAAACCTTTAGGTTCTTTTTTTACTGGTTCTTGTAGAACACCTTCATCTACTGGTAGTTCTGGTTTTGTTTCTTTAGCTAAATCTACAAACTGAGAGAAATAACGATCATTACTAGTTCTGTTATTCCACATCACAATCTCTTTATCAGAAATTCCCTTACGCTTAGCGAATGCACCAATACCAGCCATTACAGGCTTAGCCATAAGCATTCCTGTATCTACAGACCATTTACCATCTACAAAGCCTTTAAAAATGATAGATCTAGTAATAGCTTCTAATGGAGCACCAGACCTAATAAGAGCTTCTAGCTTAGGAGCTTTATCACGTTTAGTAACTATATCCATAACATGATCAGAAGCTTCAAAAGCATCTGTAAATTGAGGAGGCTGTTCATAGCCAGCACCACCTTGAGGCTTAGTTAAAGATTCACCGGGAATTGGAGCCGAAAACTGTTTCATTACACATACCTACCTGAAGAAGATTTCTTAACACTTGGGCCAGCTACCTTCATTCTTTCACCTATACCTTGCAATCCAGCGAATCTATTCATTCTGTAATACCAAGCTTGTTCCATCTGATCAAAGTTGACACTAGAAGCTGCTTTAACACTAGCAGCAGATCCACGCGAAGGACTAGTATTTACAAATCCTGATTGAATACCGGGTAATCCCATTTTATTCTGATCTTGTGCAGCTAACGAATCAGCGATACCTACAAAACCTTTACCAATAGAAGATAATTCCCTACTCTTTTCTGGAAGCTTTTCATTCCATACTGTTGGGGAATCGTCATAAATAACTTCATCAAAGAAATCACCTACAGAGTTTACACCTTCTGCAATATCATCAAATAATCCACCAAAAAAATCTGTCATGTTTTAAACCTTTTAAAACTATAGTTCCAAATTTGTAATTTGTAACATGTTAGCTAAATAATCCTCCTACAAAAGAACCAAGTAACGAACCCCAAGATATATCGTTATTTTGATCATCAATAAAGTTTCTGTTATTAGCAGCCATTACAAGATTAAAGTCTCTATCAGCAGCATTCTCAGCAGCACTAAAAGCCCATGAAGCTTCATCTCTCCACTGTTGCCATAGGTTATTAAGAGCAACTTGAGATAAGTTAAAGCTATTTAAAACATTAGACTGATTTGCAGCATTAGCAGAAGCCGTATTTGCAGTATTAATAGACCGCCTCCAAAGAACATTAGATTGATCAATAGCAAATTGAAGTTGACTATTAAACAAGTCTCTTTGGAATCCTAATTCACTGTTAAATTTCTCTAAAGCAAACTGTTGCTGTTTATTATAAAGCTCTGCTTGTAGCGTATTACCTTGTCCAGTAGCAGCTAATTTGTTATGTTCTGCTGCATTAAACTGCTCCATGTTTTGAGCAAGTTGCGCATTTTGAGTTTTAATGCCAGATACAAGAGATCCTACAAACTGTTCCATCTGCTGTGAATTAGCAGCATTAAACTGATCAGCAGCATTTTTAATGCTTATATCTGTAAGTAGCCCTTGTTGTCTTAGACGAACATTCTCTAATTCTGTAGCTTGCCTGTTATTAAGGTTTGCCATATCCATCTGGAAATAAGTTCCAGCATCTTGAGCAGCAATAGGAAGTGCAGACTGTTGGATAGCTTCAGCAATAGCTACACCAGCAAGACTAGACGAACCTAATCCTCTAGCAGCCATAACTTCTTCAGCTTTGGTAACAGCACCTTGCGCCCATTGCGGAATGTCTGTTCCATCAAATCCAGCATAAAGACTAGCTAACTGTCCTTGTACTGTAGATTCAGGGCTTACTACACCTTGTTGAGCAGTAGCTTGAGGTACACCACCCATGTCATCTGTAGTTGTGCCTGTAACTTGTCCAGCTTGTTGATTGATTTGTCCTAAAATATCACCTAAATTAATCATTGTAGCCTGTCCAGTAACAGGATCAATAGTAGGTAACTGGATATTCTCTAATCCTTGAATATCAGGACGATCTGGAAGCTGTGCTCCTTCACCAGTCAGAAGTTCACCGCTTTGTAGTTTCTGTAATATAGGAATCAGTTCAGCATTATTTGCTAATTCTGGATTCTGAATAATTCTTTCTAAATAGTCTTGAATACTCTCTTGTGGTAATGGAGGCTGTACTACACCACCAGTTGTAGAAAACTGTTGCCATGCATTTTGCACAGCAGGAGTATGATCAATAAATGTTTGTGCTCTACCGCCTGTAGCTGGCCCTTGAAATCCATAAGGACGTAAAAAATCTTCTACTTGCTTTTGACTTAAAGTTGGAGTCGGAGTAGCAGTAGGAGTTGGTGCAGGTGCGGGAGCCGGGGCTGGAGCAGGTGCAGGAGCAGGACTAGGAGATACAGAAGGGGCTGTAGAATAACTAGCCCACGAGTTTTGGATATGAGGATTAGCATTAATGAATGCCTGTGCTCTACCTCCCTGTGCAGCACCAGTGAAGCCATATGGCCTTAAAAAATTCTCTACTTCTTGTTGTGTTCTTGTATTTGCCATATTACGTTACATGTATTTTTATGTTAGTTAATTCTTCTAAGGATAAATGTAGAAGGGAAAAGCATTTTGGGTATGTACAACTAGATACTGAAAACAATACTAGCAATAAGAATGCCATTACTGGTAGAAGGCATTTCCTTCTTGTAGCTTCTTTGCTACCTCGTATAAAATCCATGAAGCCACGCCTACAAACGTGGTTATTACGTGCCAATTCTGGCGTAGTTTCGCCAATAACGTCAACCCCTCTTGGGACTGTGATTCCTGCTCTGGAATAGCTAATTCTTCCTGTAGAACTATCCTCTTTATGAAGAAATCGAATTTGTTCTCCTCGTTGAATACCCCCACTACTAGCAGACGAATTGGTACTTCTTTTACTCCGTGAACTGTCTCGAATCTGTAAGTCTTGTTTATCAGATAACCTTCGCTCTCGCCGTTTATCACTAGCATTGCATTCTTCGCGTCTAAAGACTTTAAGGGTTCCGGGGTTATATCCGTAAACTTGTTGTTCAGTACATCTCCGGGGGTCACACCAAGTAAATCGCAAAACTGATCGTTCACCGCCGTAAAACGGAAGTCCTTTGTAACTATCGCTTTCCCTGCGAAGCTCGGATTCCACGCCGCTAACCATGCCGCTGCTCGTTGTTTGTTACTAAGTCCATCCATACACTCACTTATCCTGTAACCTCTACAGTTCTGACAAATGCCACCCAATTAATAGTCTTAGAAGCTTCTCCGGTAACTTGAATATCTAAAGCATCATTAGCATCATCTGCAACCGCATTTACAGCCCAAGTGGAAGTATCTTCATTAGCATACTCTTCTGTTAAGCTCCCAACTAGAGATGTAATATTAGAATCGTTATTAATAACTCCTCTCATAATATAACCAGCCGATTCACCATCAGCATCTGTACGTCTAGCTACAATTTTGATTTCAAACATCCATGCAGTATCATTTGCAATGTTAAGTCTATCTCCAACACCATCTAAATATAATGAAGTAGTAGTACCATTAGTAGTTTGATTTCTCATAATATATTGAGAAGTCTGTGCATCACCATTAGCTGAAAATTTACCTGTAGCATGAGCTACTTGCCCTCTTTGAGAAGCTACTGCTTCTTTACCTGCTAAAGTTATAGAATTTACACCAGAAGCAGTATTTGTATCACCACCAGCAGAAATAGCATAAGTACCAGAAACTATATTAGAAGTTCCACCTAAAGAGCCACCATAGAATGCAGTGATCGTAGCACCGTTACAACTATAACCAAATCCACCAGTATTAGTGTTAATAGTTACAAGTCCACCGCCAATTGCAACACCATTAACTACGTTTACAGTATGAGCAGCAGATCCGCCAATAACAACAGCAGAATCAGCATTAACACCAATTGTACTAGCAGCCTGTCCACCAATCATTACAGCATCTTCAGCACCACTTGTAATAGTACCAGAAGCAGCCATTAAAAAGCTATCATTAGCATCCTTAAAAGCTAATCCTGCTACAGGAATAGGAGCACCTTCTCCAGTACCACCAGCATGAGTATGCCCAGTACTAGCATTAAATGCAGATTGTACTTGATTAAATTCGTTATTAAAGTGAGAAGCTTGGATTGTAGCCGAAGTTACAATGTTTGCTGCTTCTTGTCTGGTATAACCTGCCATTAACGTCTACCTTTTTTAGCAAATTCTATTTGATAACTATCAATACGATGTGGTGCTCCACCATCAGATGAATATCTAAATGCGGCAGTAAATCCACCACCAATTAAATTCTTTTTAAATACTGGAAACTCTACTCCACTATAAGCATCTGTACCATATACAGCAGTTCCATATTTACTAAACGATCCAGAAGTATCTAAAGTTACAGAAGCAGGTTGTTGAACATCAGGATCTTCAAAATCAAACCTAACTGCTAACTGAATTTCTGAATCACCTTCTGCTTGAGTGTATACAGTAGCTTTTTGCAAGACTTTACGTAACGTAGCATCTTCAAAAGTAAGTTGAGGAGCCGTATAAACTGCTTGAATATTAGTACTATCAAAGTCATTTCCACTTTCTAACTGATATACATAACCATCAGTAGGATGACCAAACAATGCTACTTCAACCCCATTATCATAATTAGATGCAGCACTATAAGCATGTATACCTGAAGTAGTAGACCATTGGTATTCTAATCCGCCTTGAAGAGCGTTATCAATTTTACCAATAAATCCTTCTGCTACTTCTCCATTAATACTAGAATCATTAATTAGAAGTCTATATTGACTTTTCTTTCTAACAGGAAGTGAAGAATAAGTAGTAATAGTTGTTCTGTTTAATAGATCTCTAACAAGAGGCTGAATCTTACGAGATAATAATGCAATATCTACATCACCAATATTTTCAGTTCCTGCAATAGATCTTAAACCATCTGGAGCTAAGAAAATAAGATCACCACCAACTTCTTGAATAGTATCTCCATCAATACAACCTATAGACTCAGTAACAGGCTGTAACACAAAATCTAGTGAGGTGTTACCTACTAACTTATAAATTCTGTTTTCACAAAATACGTAAAGCTGATCACGAAATGTTTTAAGCCCTACTGTTTGATCACCAACATTAATTTGAATAGCACCACTTCCAGAAAACACTGTGTCATCATTTGGAGCACTTAAGTAAAGTTGATCATCTTCAATTAAACAAAGTCTATTTTTCCAAAATGCTGCAAATGTAGGATCTGTAGGAGCACCAGTACCATTAATAGTAGTTTCACTAGAAAAGTTATACTTCCATGCAGGATTTGCACCATCAGTAAGAAGAATAACTCTTTCATTAAGAGAATATTCAATAAACCTAGCTTTAGTAACAGCACCATTCCTTGCTGTAGAACTTACTTGTGACCATCCACTTCCAGTACTTTCATGTACTTGATAATCTCCGCTATTAACTCGAACAGCATAGAATCCTCCACCACCAGAAGCAAAACAAGCTAAAATAGGAGCATTAGAATCACCTGTAACAGTATTAGAATCTACCTTAGTAAACCCACTAATACGTCTATAGCCCCCCTCAAGTGCTGCTTCATAATTTTGCAACACACGAGCACTACCGGGTAGTTGAGTTCCCTGAGTTAAAGCATCAACAGAAAGATCTAAACCACCATCACAAATAATTATCTGTGATTCCCATCTATCCATTAGAAACTAAACCTCATGTAAAATGGTAACGGTATTAACTGCCTACGCATTCTATTAACACCATTTTCATATCTTTTATTAGCAATATTAGCTTGTTCCATGTTATCTCTAAACATATAAGCATAATGCAGTGCTTTATCTACAATTACTTGTTCGTATGCTTCAGGAATTGAAGGAACATCAGTAGAGCCAGAAAGATCTGTAGGATAAGTAAAAGCATTAAACTTAATTGTGTATGCTTGATCAGGAACAGGGCTAACAGTCCATTTGTTATTAAGAAGCCTTACTACACGATTAGGAACACCAAAATCTGTAGTTGCTTTATTTAAATCTTCATCTCTACGTTCCTTTGCCCATGCATCATAATCCATAAAAGGAAGACGCACAGCATCTTGAGTAGGATCTAAAGTATCATCCCTCTCAATATAAAATGTTTCCCAATCTACTTTAGCAATATCAGTATCTAAAGCATATTCAGTAATAAATGGTTGGGAAGTTGGAACAGTAAGAGCTTGTTCTTGTGCCTCATATGCAAAAGGCCATTCACCATCTTCTTCTTGGTAAACGTCCCTAATTGCCATATTAACAGCATCTTTTACATCTGAATGAAAACCAGTAGCTGAAGTAAAAGTACCAGAAGTAAGCTCTACTTCATTTAAAGCTCTCAGTACTCTATTTGTTAAACCTAAGTAATCGTATGCCATGTAATTTCCATACAGATGTAGCCTGAAGGGAGCCGAAGCCCCCAACAAGCATTAAGATTAAGAACTAGCGTCAGGAATTGGGGAAGTCGCAATCGCTTTACGTTGCGCATCACCAACAACAGCTACTAAACGTAGCACACCAGAAGCAATAGTACCTCCAGTTACTTTGACCCGTAGAGAGTCGGCAGCACTGATTACTTTACCTCCAGTAAACGTTTCTTTAGCAAGTGTTAGATTTGTACCAGCAGTAAGCGTGGTAGCATTAGTAACAAATTCATCATCATCAGATTCATCACCAATATCAATACGAGCACCTGCACCAAGAGAGAATGCAGTAACAACTTCAGCTTGAATAAGCTCAAAATAAGTGTCAGCAGGTACATTCCAAATTGTAGCCGTATCAGTAGTTACACCACCAGCAGCGGTGAAGTCAGCAATGTCAAATTCAGCCTTTAAAAACCGAAGACCTTGCTTAGCAGCACCACCAGCAGCAATGTCGTTTCCACCCTGAGCTAATGTAGTAATATTCGCCATAATTTATGTCCTTTCTATATTAACTAGGATTAAACGTCACCATAAGTTACGTGTGCAGAATAGATAGCATCAGGACGGATAACTTTACGTCCCCAAACAAACAGTCCACGATAAATATCGCCGAAAGATTTAGGGTTACGGATAGCTTCCGATTTAATGATGTTCTTAGCCGTAGCTACACCGCTAATGTGTCCAGCAAGAATAGTCTGGCGACTGTTCGTAGTGGAGATTGGCGAGTTGTTTGTTTTATAGCAAACAAAACCGTGTAGTGGGCGGCTTGCACCTAACTTACGATTACGAACGATGGATTCAGGATCACCAGTTACGTCCACCTGAATCAGCTTACTGTCTTCACGACCAAGCTGTTCATAGAACTGAGGCGAGGCCACAATCCAACGACCACCATCATCAGGAACATCTGCTTCATCCATGTCACGAGCAAGGCGGTTGATAATGTCCATCGGAGTGAAGTCATTACCAGATCCGAAACCTACAGTAACGGGGGATGCATCAGTACCTGCACTAGTACCAGCAGTTGCATTAGCCAAAACGTTGTTTAGAACGTTCTGATCATAGTTATTTTTAAGTGCATAGTTACCAGCGTCAGTAGCCATGTCTTCAAAAGAAACATGCTGATGCTGCGATTCAATATCATCAAGCTGGAAGGCAAAGTATTTAGCCTGATCAACGACCAGAGTAGTATCATCATCGTCAAGATCTTGGACTTCTACTTCAGTACCACGCCGATAATCGGCAACGGTAACTTCAGGCTGCTTAATGATGCGAACCGTATCACCCATATCCGAGATTTCACCCTCGAAATCGGTGTTGGTAATTTCATCCACAATCGAAGTTGTTTTGAAGAACTTCAGTACTTTTTGGGAGTAAATTACCGGAGAAAAATTACCATTAGGTAAATTTCCATGTCCAGTTGCGCTTTCAAAAGCCATTTTTAGTCTCCTAAAATAGATTAATTATTGTTTTTGTTGTATTATCTAAAAGTTATGTTATAATCAAAACGACCTTCTGCACGAGCCTTTTTCACTTCTTCTTCAAAAGCATTCATTTCCTGTAAGGAAATTCGTCCTTTATTATAAGCTTGATACATAGACACCGTATCAGATTCTTTAATGATTTTACCTTCAGTAACAGTTGGGCCAGATCTAGCAGAAACATCTACCATCTTTGAAGCCTCTTTAGCTTCTTCAGCCTTCTTCTTACTTGCACTTTTAGTAATTCCAACATCTTTTTTGTAACGAGTTACAGCTTCAGCAACTTCTTCAATATCATCACTTTCAACCATCTTCTTTACGTATGATTTCTGTGAATCAACCCAATCCCAAAACTTCTGATCGTCTTTAATCTGAAGAATATCAGGATGATGTTGCTGTAATTGATAAAGAGCAGCTAATTGAGATACAGATTGAGTAAGTTCATTTACTTTCTTCTCATTCTCTTTATTAGATTCTGCAAGTTCCTTATCGTGATCTCGCAGACCCTTTATAATTTCTGTTTGCATTACATTGTAGAAATCAGGCATTTGCTTTTTAAAAGCTTCTACTTCTTCTGGAGTAGAGGGTAACTTAACGTTATCATACTTCGCAGTTTGTAGTTGCTTTTGCAATTCCGCGATTTCTTTGTCTTTTGCAGGGAGTTCAATATCATATTTGGATTTCATATCGCCGTAGCGTTTTTCCCAATTATGATTATCCTTGCTTTCAGCTTGCGCTTCTTTCTTAGGCTCTGTAGTAATGTTCTCAGGTTGTGTAGCTGATTCCTTTAGTTTTCCAACTTCAGGTTCTTCAGAGACTTCCTGTTTTTTAGAAGTAACCACTTCAGTATTGCCTTCGCTATCTACAAAAGCTGTTTTATCTTTTTTGATAATACCAAGCATCCCCGAATTAATATCTTTTGGATGCGTAATAGTAGTTTGTCCAGTCATTTTTGCTTTCCTTTGGAGCTTGTATTTCTACAAGGTAGCCTTCAGATTCATTTTTAAGGAGCCTAAATAGGGTAGCCTTGTAAAAATGATTAAACAGTTGAAAAATATCCACTATGCAAAGTGAATTCTGTATTATGCTGGTTCTTGACTAGCTTCATAGTCTTTTAAAAATCCAGCAAATGTTCTGTCTTTAGCTCTTGCCTTATCAATCATTGGAGGCGAAACTCCAAATCCTCTTGCAAGAACACCACCTGTACTTCCTTGGGAATTACCTATTTGAGTACCAAAAAATAGGGAAGTAAGGTCTTGATTTTCTAATTTTACCTTTAAATTATCAGGTAAGTCATGTCGTTCTATAATAGCTTGGGCCATTGCTTGTCCCATAGCCATTGAATTTCTTTCAAATCCTTGAATTTCAGTTCTACCGAAACCAGATTCATGTCCAGCAATAATTTGTTCTTTAGTACCGGAATCTCTATCTTCAAAATAGTAATCAAAGCCGGATCTATCACCAAACCTCATTACTAATGTTTCATTACCACCACTCCACGTAGCGCCATTATCTCTTAAAAACTTAGTAAAGTTGTTTGCATATCCTTGAAAAGCATCTCGAACTTGAGCATTTTCAGCACTGAACTTTTTACCTGTCATACTGAATTTCTGAGCACCATTATGATCAATTTCATTGGCTACCATTTCAATGCCGCCTACTTGTAGACGATTAGAAGGCTTTCCACCTCCAAAGAATCCGCCAAGTACACCACCTAAACCACCACCAATAAATCCTCCAACACCGGGAAGAATCATGTTACCGATAGCTGCTCCAGCAGCACCTCCAATAGAACCTCCAGTAGAGCTTCCACCAATCTTTCCTAAGAAATTACCAGCTAGTCCACCTAAACCAGCAGCACCTAGCGTCCCACTAAGGGTTGCGTTTGTAAGACTACCTCCGAGAGTTCCTGTAGATTGTAGGCCAGCAGGAATAGAAGGAGCAACACTAGAAGGAATGACCGCTCCCGGTGTTTGCCACGGTAAAGTACCAGAAACAGCACTAATGCCGGGGCCATAGGTAGGAACAGTTGTAGCAAATCCAAGATTGCCTCCTAAAGTATTTAGAGGATTAGAGCCAGTAAGCTTATTTAAAATATTTCCAGAAGGAAGATTAGGAATACTTAAGCCACCACTTTGTTGTTGCTGTGGTTGTCCACCTCCTCCTTGCTGTAATTGAGTAAGAAGTAAAGGGTTCATACCTTGTGTAGGAGGTACGTAAGTGTTATTAGGATTTTGGAGTATTGTGTTTGGCATTTTGTAACGCTGTCTCCACCATTTTATCTAGATCTTTAAGCTGACGCAGAATGGCCGCTTTCGCCAGTTTGCGGTGCGGTTCCAACTCCGATGTTTCCTCCTCCGCCTCCAGTAGGATCTGTTGGCGAAATTCCTCCAACACCTCCTGTACCGTCTTGTAGAGGGTTTTGTTGTTCACTAGATGGGTTAGGCTGACCGCCGCTTCCTTGTCCAAGTGCATTTTGTTGCGCTCCTAACATTTCTGCATAAAGCTTAGCTACCTGTACATCATTAACAACCTTTTCAGGATCGAGTTCTAATAAGATAGCCACTTCTTTAAACACTTCTCTTGCATTCAAGAATGGAGCCATAATAGGATTACTGGCTACTTGAATCAGAGACATTAATCTTTGTGTCTTAACTTCTTTTTGCATTAGAGACTTAGTACCTTTAGCAACGATACTTAAATCACCTCTAATGTTCATATTTTCATGATTAAACTGCATATTCCACTGGAAAAAGCCTTCACCAAGCGGCTTAAACAGATAGTTATCTAAATTCTTAACTACAGTTTTAATATTAAGTCCAGCAGCAGACATAAGCATAGACATACCAGCAGCAGTTCTACCAGTACCTAATACACCTGTTTGTCCATGTGCATAGGATGGAATACCTGTTTCTTCATCTGCAATCTGTTGAGCCTGTCTAAACATAAGCATATGAGATTGCGATACATCAGGAATTTTAATTCCATATAAGCTTTGACCCGGTGCTCCGTTTTGTTTTAAAAAGATTTTACCGGGATATACAGACATATCTTGACCGGGAACAAGCTGATTCTGGTTTACCTCAAAGATAACATTACCAGCAAGCCGTAGATTATCTACAGACATTCTCCAGTGACCATTCATAATCCTTTGTGTGTCATCCATATTCTCAGGAACACCAACACCCCAAATTTGGTAAGGATGTTCTTCATATGGGAATAACATATAAGGAATACGTTGTGGGATATAAGGATTAGGAATAGCCCTTAAGACTTCACCACCACCAGTCCAAATGTTTACCTGTACAAACAAACCATCATAAGAACCTTTCTTAATGATTCCAGTCTGTTCAGCAGTTTCAGTAGGAAGATAACCCCAATATTCTAGAACTTCATAACGAGTTCTTACATTCTCTTGCTTATTGTCTTGAAGAATATCTTCCCATTCTTCTTCTTCATAAACAGCAGGAGTTTCTAAAAGCCTATCAATAGCTGCATGATCAAAGAAAGGTTGTTCTTTTAACTTAAACACCTTATCTTTATTCAATAGATGACGTTCAATGAAGAAATCCAAATCTTTAACAGTAGAAGCTTCAGGATCTGGATAACAGTTCCATACGCTCACTTCTTGAATATCAGGAATTTCTTTTAAAGAAGGAGTATAAAGAACTTGATCATATTCATCTCGTGTCCAGTTATGTAAAACCTTCTCACGAGTAAACGGGCCTTTAATACAACCAGTACCAAGCATTACCTGTTCATGAATAGATCTACTAACTTTTTCTTCAGCTTCACATTCATATAACTGATCATGAATAGTCTTATCCATATTACGTGCAGCTTCTTCAGCTATATTAAATTCTGGATTAAGATTAGGATCAGGAGATTCGCCTTCAACTACTTCTCTGTTCCCAATCAAACCTTTTACTTTTTGATGGAAAGTTTCAAGAAGAGTTCGAGTATTGGTTCCCGGTTCAATCGTAGAACCATCACCATCATACCCGTAAATAGAGTCATCTTCAGGAAGAGCAGATGTAGATAAATGTACCGTTTCTGGTACACCTTCAGGTTTAGGAGTTGCAGCAACTTCAATAGGGAATTTACTACCAGCAAAAACAATATCCCTAATTAAGCCTTTTGCAGCTTCAACCTTAGTCTTTGTGATCTTAATGAATGCGGAAGAAGCACCTTCATTACGGATTTGAGCTTCCGCTATACGATTACGTTCTTCAGCAGAATATTCACCACGCCAAGCTAAGTACGATTGTACCCACTTACGCTCAGTATTTTCTTTATCATCAGCAGCATTTTGAAACCGCCATCTAACAAAGCCTACAAGCTGAGATTTAACTGCTTGTTCATAGTCTTCACTAACATAACCATCAGTTTCACGTAAATCTTCTTCTACCTGCTCTTGGATAATGGGCATTATTTTGCCTCTTATATTAGTTAAGCGTTAGAATTGTACGAGTAATTCATGTCTACAGGAAGAGCTTCTTTACCTTCACCTGTATTATCTGCCAGCTTCTCTTGTACTTTACCACCATCTGCATTAGCAATCAGAGAGTCATTACGTCCCGGCTTACCTTTTGGAGTAAGAGTAACGTTAAGTCCTTTCTGAGAATCAGCAGTAGGATAACCTACAGAAGTAGCATGGCATTCATTAGCATATTTGCCTTTTTTCATTACATTTACCTCTTAATAACCAAATACAGGATCAACTGCTATTGGTTTTTGTTGTTTCATTTTTTGCCAACCAAAGAAAGCTTGATTAGCTTGAGGGCGAGATGTTAGACCATATCTTAAAGCATCATAAGCGTGATCTTCCATATCAGTGTCTACATCTTCTGGATTCTTTTCATCAACCTCTAGAGTACTTAACTCACGGATCAATTGTTTGCAGTTATTAAAAATCCTAATTTTAGGATGACCGTCCAGTTCTTGTAGGTATTGGTGAAGTAGTATTTTTCCTGCAACACGAGAGCCGGGAGATCTATCAGAAGGATACCAATTGCACCCCGCATTCATCATTGTTTCAGCAATACTTGATCCAGATTCACCTCTCTTAGACCAAGTAGAAGAGTCAAGTACACCATACTTAACCCATTCATTACGTTCTATATCGTTTACTGTTCTAGCAAACTGTTCAGCTACAACTTTAGTAGTCTTTAGTTCACGATAAACATAAACATTCTTATCATAATCTACAGCAAACCATAAGCATACAGCCATTGTAGAATAACCCCAATCACAAGCTCTAAAACGATACCAATCGTGAGGAATATCGAAAGGCTCAATGACGTGAGTTTTTCGTTTGAAATCGTTAAATGCTACCCCGACATCAGCATACCAATCCCCATACAACCACGCTGGTTTAAGTATATCTGGTAGATTAGCAAGCTCAGCCAAATAAGTAGGGTTGCTTTGAAGTAGTATTTTATTATCTTTAGTATCACTATCAATCCATCTACGGGTAGTGACAAGATCTTCTTCTTTAAGCCCTAAATCTCGCATTTCATCTGTAAACTCAGGCTTTACAAATATAGTGCTACTTGCTGGCCCTTTATCTACAAATCTATCTCTTACCCAAAGTTTACCAACACCAAATGGGTTAGTAGTATATCTTTTAAAAACTTTAAGGTTGGGGTCTGAAGAACGCATAGAACCAATAAGACGGTCTAGCATTTCTTCTTCAGGAAATTTTGTTAATTCATCAATACCAAGCCAAGTATACTCTTGTCCACGATACCGCTCAATATCATCTTTGTTGGAAGCGTAGCCAAATTCTACACGCGCACCAGAAGGGAATACAAAAAGCTTTTCTTGTTCTTTCCACTTAACTCCGGGGTACACTTGTGGGTACAAAATCTTAGCACGGTCTATAAGCTCTCTAAGCTCAGGCATAGTGTTACGTAGTAACAAAGCCCTAAACCTACGCTGATCACAATACCGTAAAGGATCTACAATAAGGGCATCAGATTTACCGCCACCACGAGCACCAGAAAATAGTACTTCATCTTCAGATGATTGTAAAAACTCAGTCTGTGGCCCTTCTTGTGGTTGCCAGATGACTTCTTTTTGTTTCAGTACATCTTCAACTTCACCAGCAACAGCTTTTAAGTCTGATTCTTCAACAAGCTTTGGAGCCTTCTTTTCTTCTTTTTCTTTTAGCTCTTGTAGTTTTGCTTCTACTTCAGCTTTTGAAGGTCTTCCACGTTTGCGTTTTTTATTAGTTTCTAATGTTTCCCGAAGTTGCTCTTCTTTAGTAAGGCTGGCCTGTCTTATAGTATCCTTTGGGTTCTTTGAGCCTTTCTTTAGCTTTCTCAGCTTGCTTGCTGAAATCTTCGGACGTGAAGGTGTATCCAAGTTTTTCTCTTTCTTCTCTGGAAAGTAAGCATTCTTTAAATGGAGTTCTTTGTCGTAACAAATCAAACAATGATTGTTTTGATATAGATCTACCGCTTACTTCACTTAACCAATCCGCTACATTCTGATAAGAAGAAGTCCGTAAGTATTTTGTTGCTTCAAATAAATACCCGAATAATTCATCTATTGGTTCCATCTTACCCGGTGTTTCTTCACACAGATAATAGCCCCAAGGAGTAATGAAAGTGCCATAAGGAACTGGTAGAGCTAATTGCTTGTTTAAGCAACGTCTAGCAGCCATTAACGTTGTGTATCTAGCAGGAGGAAATAAATTCTTACCAGTAGAAATATCACGCATGATTAACTTACAGCAGCACTAAACGGTGTAGCCTCTGTACCAGAAGTTGTCGTAACACCGCGAACTAACCATGTGTTTGTAGCAATATCAATACACTCTACAAAGTCACCAACAGCTTGTCCTCCAGTAGTAGTACCATTAAGAGTAATAGTATCACTATCAGCAGCAGTAGGCCAAGGTTGAGCTAAATCAGGAGTATCCCCTGTAGAGTTAGTTACAATATTACCTTTCATTGTATCCGAGGCATTAGCCACAGCAATGATATGATTAGAAGTATTTACTGCACCAACTGTAAACAAAAACCTTGCACCACTACCAGTAGCAGCAGGTAAAGTTTGTGTGAATGCTGATCCAGTACCTGTTAAATTTAACAGTTTACCATCATGAGTAGCTTCCGTTATACTTGTACTACCAGATAATGTGACTACACGAGCAGACACATCACATGCTCTGTTAATCTCAGCAGCACTAGCAGAAATAGAGGTTCCGCTTAGCTGAAGCGTACCTACATTAAGCGTACTACCCTTTAATTTGCGAAGGATTTGATTAAATCCAATTATACTCATTTTAGATTACTCTCCTTGGTGTTCTATTACTATACTATTATCTCCACCTACGCTTACTTTATCAGGTAAGATAAATATAGCATTAGGCAACGCTTTAGCTTCTTCTGTTTTATCCTGCTTAGCTATACCAGATCTGTCTAAGATTTCTGTTACAGCTTTTAATCTTTTATCCGCCGCAGGTTGAGCCGGATTTCTCATTATATCAATCAAGTGGAATACTGCTTCAGCAGATCCCATAGCTAATTCTTTGCTCGCCCTTTTAATAATAGCATCACACAAAGCATCAGAACTAAGTAAGTTCCAATTAGGGCTTTTTTCAGAGTAACCAGCCAAGAGCTTAGCTTTCGTAAAATCGTATTCAGCATCTCCAAAAAAGTACTCAAGTAAAAGTTCCTGTTTATCTGTTAGCTTCTCTTTAGCCATTTTTCTTAGCTACTCTCTTTCAACTCAATACTGCTCCGATCGTGACTGGGAAAC